AATTGGTGCAGAAATCCTGTCGTCAGGCCAAAAAAAAAGGGGCCGAACCGGTTTCCCGATCCGACCCCTTGCGGTAGTTGATGACCTTACAGGTTATTCACTCAGGCCGTATCCCATCGAGGCCACCTTATTTTCGTCGATGCTTGTCCCAATACAGACGTGTTACCGCTCACCGATGAAGGTATTGATACGACTTCGTAAGTCGGCAGATAAGAGTAAAAGGTATACCATGCCGCGCTCCTATCTGCGGTCAGATGTTACGCGCACCCATGATGTTAACCGCGACATGGTGATTCATTGTTGAAGGTTCGTATCGGATAACGCAAAGCACTGGCCCTCTCTGTCAGCCATCATCCGTTGGAAACGTGATGTCGGCAAAGTAGACAGCGTAACTGGTTCAGTTGAGGGTGTAAAGTCCTTCGCAAGTTTGATCATCTTATCCAAGATGGGATGGTCAAGATGTCGAATTTCACATCGATTGTAAGTGCTATCCGTACAAATCAGGCCACTGTCGCCACGTTTCCATCGCTTGTCGTGAGCATCAGCCCGATAATCGATGATCATATCGGTAACAGCTTTCGACCAACACATGCGTCTAGGCAATTGCTTTCCTGTTAACAACTTTTTGAGACGCATCATTTTACGGAACCAGTGCTGTGCTTCCGCCGCCTCAAGACAGACCAACGCAAAGTTGTAACACCAACTGTCCTTGCTTTGTCCATGCGGTATGCGTCGTGACCACTGCGTCACGTTAAGTCGGAAGTAATCACGCTTTGGCTTGAAGTAAGCCGTGACAACAGTTGACTGACCTTCGCGTGATTCATGCACCTCGATTGTTACGTCGCCTACCTTCCACCGGTACTCGAACAAACCGTGGTAGTCGTACTCATCATACGCCTCACCGGGTGGATAGATATGCAACGCCGCTCTGGCGATTGCATCGCTACGTTGAGATTGTTTCATAGTTACTTTCCTTCCGGGTATGGGTGGGCAGGATTATCTGATTCTGGTGGTTCGTAGTTTGGGTCTTGCATTTTGTCCCATACTTCCCCGACGATCCGATCAACCCTTTTCCTATCTGTCTCGATTTCTTCAGCGAATGGTATGAGGAACTTCACATGAACATAGCCACCGGACATCGATGAGATTGTGAATTGGCAGGGCGATGACTTAACCCACGTTAGAAATGTTTCGAGATTGTCAACTTGCATCATAAGGAAACTCCTTTGTACTTGAGGTCATAGGTTAAAAGGTTTTTAATATATTGAGTGTTTTCTTTTATGTGACCGTAGGCTAGGTTGCACTCTTTGCATAACAACCCCCTAACCTTTCCTGTTTCATGGTTGTGATCTACATATAAGTTACACTTGTCTAGATGACAACTGTCTTTTCCGCGCTTTCCAAGTGCGTTCTTTTTGAACCCTTTGAAGGTGTGGGTTTCATAGTGTTTTACCTTATTGCATATAGCGCATAGATTATTTTGTGCTGATACCTTTTGGATATATTCATCTAGCGTTATGCCGTAATTACGCATCAGATGCGATTTTTTACTTGTCATGTGGTGGCCGAATTTTTGTTTATCTGTCATTTCGGAATAACGCTTTCTTGAGTCTACTATTCGACAAGGTTTACACCAACTGTGAACCGAATGAATAGCCCTGTTCTTTCTTGGACTAAAGAACTTTATTAGACGAGTTTTGCCACACATAGTGCATTGTTTTCGTTGCATGGTTAATACTCCAACCCGATTGATACTAGATACCGGGTAGTTGTGGAATTGTATTTGTTGTCATAAACACGTTTGCAAAGATCGACGATGTGTTGATGACAGGATAGGTTGTTCGCATCTTTAAGAACAATCATTAGATCGCGTGTTACTTCATCGATCTCATCGATATGTTTAGTGCGACGTTTGTTCTTGCTAAGTTTAAGTTGTCGTGCCTGTAACTCGTTCACATAGTACGCCGCTTGATCAACGTATGGTTGCATTGTTACGCTCCTTCGCATAGTGCGACTAAGTCAGATGTTCTCAAGGGGCCGTTGGAAACACGATAAGGCATCTTGAGATCGATAAACATTTTGAAGTCATCATCCGTCATAAATTGATACGGTGTGAAATCTATGGGAATGTAATCGATAGGATAACCACGAGCATAGTGATAAATTTTTGAGCAGTCACCATCTGCCTCAAGGTCTTCTCGTGCTTCGTACCACCAACCCTTATACCGGTTATGTTTGCTAATCGTCATGGCAAATCTCCAATTCGTGATAGTGGAAAAGATTGCCCCGGCGTTAACCGGGGCATCCAAGGTTAAACAACTACTTCGAGTGACTGACCCCACGGTGCGGCTACCCATCGTCGGCGTGTAGAGATTGCCCACAACACCGGGTAGTTCGGCTCGTCAGGATAACAGGACTCAGGCATTTCACCGTCCGTCATGTAGATCATCGCGGTTGGTGCATCGTCCATGTTGTCTTCGACCCAATCGAAAGGCGGTTGAAATTCCGTACCGGCTCGACCGCCGATGCGAAAGCCATCGACTTCTGATGGATAGTCACCGGACTCGAACTCTTGCACCTTACCGATGCGAGAGTCGCATGGGATGAAGGTGATCTTGCAGTCGAACTGATCAGCAATCTCTAGCGTTTCAGAACAGAACTGTTTGATCTCTCGATCCGATACTGAACCCGACGTATCAACGGCGATGACCAGATCGCTAATGCCCTCACGCTTCATCGATGAAAAGTAATCACCGTTATCGATGAACCGGCGGTTAGGTCTTGCCCATGTTATGTCGAAGTTGTTACCGGCATCCGACATGAAGTTGGCGAGTGCCTCGCGCCAATCGACATACGCCTCGTTGCGACCCTTGATTGCGGCGATAGCATTACCAGACATAGTGCCGCGACCGTCACGCTCTTGGGCGATGGCGGCAGTGATTGCTGTCTCCCACTCAGCCTCACACTTCGTATCAGACTTGCCGTCATCATCAGTACAGTCGCGCACGTCACCAAGTTGCCCGGACTTCATGGCCTCTTCGAATGACGGTACATCATCTGCACCATATTCACCACCGTCACCAGTTCCACCACCGCCACCTGCATCGTCTGCATCGTCGGATTTGTCACCGTCCTCTGAACTACTTTCTGAGGATGAGTCATCGTCTTCCTCTTTGCGATCCTTCAGCAGTTGGGAGTAAACATATTCGGATGACATGTCACGGTATTTTTCATCCAACAGAATGTTGGGGATCATTCTGAACCCATCATCCTTGCAGATCAGGTTGATGACAAAGTCACACGCCTCGTTGAACAATCCCGGCTCGCGCCCTTCACGCCGCCACGGATGTTTAAGTACGACGTGAAGTACTTCATGGCACACGAGGAATTGAACTTCATCCCGGCTTAACTTCTCGACGAAGTACCTGTTGTACCCAAGTACCTTACCGTCGGTGTATGCCGTTGGTTGCATGTTGTCCTCTACAAGTTTCAATCGCAGTGCGGTTGAACCGTAGAACGGACGCTTGATAACTAAGCGTGACATCGCGTTTTCAATTTGTTCCATGTTGGTTACCTTAGAAGTAGGCCGACGCCTTGGCCTGTTGTTGTGTGGATAGATCAGCCTTAGTGATCCCGGCATCCTTCGCCGCTTTGCCGATCTGCTTCGCCGCTTTCTTCGCCGCACTCTGGATTGACTTCTTCGCACCCGCCGCCGCTTTGACTTCACCGGCATTGTATCGAAGTGTCTTCTTCATCGACTCGCAGAGTTCGTTGATCTCTGCATCATCGTTGATGTTGGCGGCAGGTATGATGACCTCGACCAGTTCGCGCACGTTGTCAAACAATGAGGGGAAAATCTTTGTCTTCTCTTTGTCTAACGTGTTCGCCATGTGAGAAACATTTTCAAGCATACGAATTAACAATTGCTTGTTGACCTCACTGACCATGCGTGACTCACGCTCTGCGGCTTTGGCCTTCATACGATCAGAGTGATGACCGGCGTTGATGCTCTCGATGGTTGGCATACCATCGACGAATACTTCAGCATGAAACTTACTGCGAACATCTTCACCAGACATGTAGTCTGACTCTCTGTACAGATCACCAAGTCGTTCGCGTTCACGGTCTTGCCACTCGTCCAACTTCGCGCACTCTTCATCTGCGTAGTTGTGGAAAGTATCAATGGCAGACGTGACCTCATCGAGAAACGATTCAGCAAGTTTGGTTGGCAGTAGGCGTGGGCCTTTCTGCTGACCGCCGCCATTCATTGGCAGTGCGAACGTGTAGTTGTACAAGATGTCGTTGCGAATGCGTGACGCTTGTCTGCGTGTCTTCGGAAAGCACTCATCGTACATGCGCTTGCTTACCTTGACTGAACGCTTGGTTGCTTTCTTGTCGATAGCAAGTTGGTTCGATGCTTGCTTGTCTTTCTTGTCAGAACCGAACTGCGAGATACGAACGCTTGCAAGTTGTGCGGCTTCGGACAACACAACACCGCGACCATTATTTGGATTTGATATATGCATTTGGTTACCTTGAAGTAGTTTGTGTGCGCCCTCACAGCGAGGGCGCATCAGGTTAACAACGTTACGAAGTCAGTATGGCTTTGTGAAGAGATGTGATCTCGTTGTGTACTGGATGCTGAGTAATGTCAAAGTCCTCATTGACCAGTGCAAACTTTGCCCACAATACTTGGAACTCATCAGGCATCTTCAACATGAACTGCCAGATGTTTTCCACGTTGTCCTCATCGACACGTCGAGCGAGTGCAGATGTAAGCGCGTAACGCAGATCAGGTTCTTTGGGTGCATCGTGATCATCCGGGTTAGCGATGATGTCATCGATGTCAGGCAATTGATCGAGTGCCGAAACAAACCCGGCAAACTCACCGCCAGTTGCTTGACCAACAGCGGCTCGTGCGAACGTTCCGATCAACTCGCTGTTATCAGCGACACCGTCTAACATGTTCGACAGCTTGACCCATGTACGCAGTGATGGAAACGCAGGTGCAGTCGCCTTCGGATCGAACTGGTAAATCTGTTCGGGCCGAAACTTGATGTACGACACAACATGTGAATTGATACCGGCATTGATTGCCCAATCGATCCATTCCAACGGACGCACAACCAATTCGTAATGAAGGAATCGGTTAGCGGTATGCGTCGGCATCCTGTTGACTGCCGCTCGATCAAAGTGACGATTGCTTGCCGCGAAGATCACAACATTGTCAGGCAGTTTGTAGTCACCCAACATGCGCTCGTTGATCAGTTGACCGGCAGGGCCGACAACACTGCTGTGCGCTTGACCTATCTCGTCGAGCATCAGCACAGTTGGCTTGCAACCCTCGACCGGTAACGATGCAGGGGATGCGTAGTGAGTACGACCATCTTCTCCGCGATACGGTATACCGCGAACATCGACGGCATCCATCTGCGCTAACCGCCAGTCGATGAATTCGTAACCGGCACTCTCGACAATCTGTTTGATGTGTTCTGTCTTACCGCAACCCGGCGGCGACCAAACACACATTGGTTCACGCACTCGCAGATGTTGTAAGACAATCTCTTCGAAGTTGCTGTGGTAGATGGGAGTAGCTGTTAAGTTTGTTTCAGTCATGGTTACTTTACCTTGAGGTTGATGCGGCTTGTGTTGAAGTAGTTCATAGAGAGTAGTAGTACATCTCAAATACTCAGGGTGTTTGTCATCCCCCGTTTATCTGAACCAGTCTTGTCTCGAAGACTTCGGTCAATCTCAGTTTGCATGACCGTCAGCAACAGGGGGGAGCGAGATGCCTCGCACCCGTCAGCTTTACCCAAGGGTCTGACTCCCGAACAACAGTACAACCAAGACCTATATTTTACCAAAAGTAAAGCGGCATTGACACCCGAAAAAAGGGCCGGGGAAACCTGTTTGATTGCCGGGTCTGCGAGTCGATCAGGCAGGATCAGTCAACCAACCCACACTCGCAACTTCGCAAAAAGGAGGCTCCCTACGCGGGGGCATGAGGCGAGAATGGGTCGTGATAATTCCAGGCCGCGCCAGCGGGGGCGGGGCTTTACCACTCATACAATATAAAGACACTCTACGTCTCAGTGAGGTTTTGAAATGCCAATCAAGAAGGTAAAAGGAGGCTATAAGTGGGGTAATAGGGGTAAAACCTACCGTTCTAAGGGGGGCGCACAGCGTCAAGCTAGGGCGGCTTATGCCAGTGGCTACAAAAAGAAGAAATAACCCCGTAGCGAAGCATTCCAATCGGTTAAATAGACCTCAAACCCACAGAGATCGTACCAAATACTACCGACAGGATGAACAAATCATGTTTTACCAAGAAGATGATGAATCATTTGAAGAGGTAAGAGTTAAGTGGGCAAAAATTTGCAGAGAATTTTCAGATGCCGCACTTAGGGAAACAGCGAAAGAGAACATCAGCTTTAGTTCCCCCGTATATATTGCCTGTCAGGACGAAATGAACAGGCGAAACAAACTTGCTATGGAGAAGTCCATGAGAGATGAGGTACGACCTTACCTAAACAAGAGAAAAAGGCAGATTAGGCGAAATAGAGCCTTAAAAAACAAAGAGTTACATGCCTAAAAAACAGCAGGTAAGGGGGTAGTACCTTAGAGGATGTTTTGTTCTGTAAGTCATTGATTTATATGGAAGCTATTTATATAACAATTTTGGTCTGGATGCTCGGAATTATGCTGGGCTGGAGTTCTTGGTGAAAGAAGATTGATGAAAATTGATGCTAAATTTTTTGGCGCAATATTATTTTTGGTTGCTCAAACAAGTGGGGCTATCTGGTGGGCTTCATCATTATCTGCGGAAGTGGAAAGGCTCGCTGGAATACAAGGTAGGGCTATTCCAGCGTTGGAAGCCGAAGCAAAGCAGTGTGGTCTTGAAATACACAACCTTAAAAAACTCGTTTCTGATCAGGCTAAGATCGAAGAGGCCATTAAAGGTCTTGATGTCATGCGATTTCAAGTGGAGCAGATCAGCGAAGAACTTAAAAGAATCAGAGAAACCAACGCAGACATAGCAAGCCAGCACGGCAGGTTGTTTGATGTGCTAAGAAACCAAGGTGCGGCTGGCCCCATGCAACAGAACAGCAAAGGTAGTTATGGTTATGGTGACTACTAATGAGCGACGCGATAGATGTAAGCGATAAAACTAAATTCGCTATGCCTGTACGCAATCTTATTTCCCTGATTGCATCTGTTGGTGTAGGGGTGTGGGCTTACTTCGGGATTATTGAAAGACTGAACCGGATAGAAACAAACAACATTTTGATGCAAGCTGATTTAGTAAAAAACACCGAGTTCAGAATTAAATGGCCTAGAGGCGATTTGGGCAGTCTTCCGGCAGATGCCGAGCAGTTCATGCTTATAGAGCATTTATCGGGGGAGTTCGACAAACTTCTTCACAACATTGAAACGGGCAAAGCCCCATTCGACCAGCAACAAGCACTCACTTTGGAATTCTACAAACAAAGGATCGAGGGTCTTGAGGGGAAGGTGGAGAAATTAAAGGACACCGTGGCAAACTTGAAGGCCCATAATGGAAACGCACTATGACTATTAAAATAATGTTTGTGCTTATGTTATTCCTTGATGGGAATCTTATTGAGTACATGGGTCACCATGAAAATGAGCAAGGCGAATGGGTAGAAATGGGGGTTCCGGGATGTCTTGCCATGAAAAGAACTTTGGCTCGGAATGGCTGGAAGGACAGCGAATCGGGACAAACTAGATACGCTTGCGAAAAACATAAGGTGGCCGTAGAAGAGAATTGGGAAGGTAGGGAAGTAGTCAGGAAGGTACTTGACTGATGGCTTGCGAGTGCCAATATTGCCTAGCGGCTAATTGCGAATGTACCAATGTTTGCGGTGATTGCTTATCTTGCGATGAGTGTTTATGCGACAAATGCGGTATACCACCGGGAGGAAATAATGCCGAAAGTGGGTAGAAAAAAATTTTCTTACAACAAAGCAGGTAAGAGAGCCGCGAAGGCTTATGCCAAGAAAACGGGGAAGAAAGTGAAGAAGGCAAAGGGGTACTGATATGGGATTATCTATCAAAGGTAAAACCAGTGGACATATGTCTGAACGTAAGAGCGGAAGTGGGATTAGCTACGGCGAAGCTCAGAGAAGCAGAAACATAAAAAAGATGAAAGACAAATCAGTCGCCAATTCTGCTGAAAGAGGCTCACCAATAGAAGGTAACCGATCAACAGAAAGAGGACGCGATAACTGAGTATGACCTACGCAAAGGAAGTTATCCACAGCTTCACTTGTATTTTTTGTTCAAGATTTTGGTCACTTGCGTTACCACCCGGCGCAGAACACAACCTCCTTAATGTAGAACTGCACTGTCCGTGGTGTGGTCAAGGTTATGAGTATCTTACAGATGATGATTTCAGAGGAACAAAGCATAGAGATAAGAAGGCTGGAATTGAATGACGATTACGGAAGCGGCACAAAAGAAGGTAAACCAAGTCCTAAATGGAGAGGGCTTCTTGGGCATATTGCTCGAAGGTGGAGGATGTTCCGGCTATCAAATAAAGCTATCGCCCACTGGAGAAATTCCCAAAGATGCCCAAATGATTTCACCCACTATATATTCTGATTCTGTATCTTTGAACTTATTGGGAGATGCCCAGATGGACTGGGATGATGACCCTTTTAAGCCAGCATTTAAGTTCACACCTCCTTCTGGCTCCCATTCCTGTGGATGTGGATCAAGTTTTCAACTGGACTAATGACCTATAACGTCATAAAGCATACTTCAAACGGATACGTTCTCTATAACCAGAACGATATGTATGTGGGTAAATCCATAGAAACCTATGGAGATTACCAGTTAGAAGAAACCAAGTTTTTTAGTGGGTTTATCCAGAAGGGCGATATGGTGCTTGATATAGGTGCCAATATAGGCACTCATACGTTGTGGTTCGCCAAGAAGGTGGGCAAGAGGGGGCGAGTTATCGCTTTTGAGCCGCAGAGGCTGTTATTTCAGACCTTATGCGCGAATATGGCGATCAATTCGGTAATAAATACTGACTGCAAACAGATGGGTGTTGGTTCGGTTCAGAAATTGATCGATTTACCGGTTATTGATCCCACAAAAAAAACTAATTTCGGCGGAGTAGATATACGAGGTCATACTTCTGGCGAAAAAGTGGCGATTTGTAAGATAGATGATATTGGCCTCAAACGATGCGACTTCATCAAAATAGATGTTGAAGGCATGGAGCCAGATGTTCTGATGGGTGGTGTCAATACCATCGCAAAATTACGTCCATATATTTATATGGAAGTTGATCGTGATGAAAACAATGAATTGCTCTCTCAGATTCTCCATGAACTTAAATACGTTATAGAGGAGCATAACCCAAGATTGTATTCCCCGGATTACGAAAGCGACAATATTTTCGGGGAAATTTTTTCTAAAAATGCAATATGCATTCCGGGGGAAAAGTATGGCGGGCCTTATAAGGGCAAGAAGAACAAGCGAATACAAAACAATGGGCGGGAAACCGCGCAACTACAAGCATGAATACAAGAAGTTTCATTCTTCTCCTAAAGCTATTGCTGAGAGGAGCGCAAGAAACAAAGCCCGTAGAAAGATGACTAAACTAGGAAAAGTTCGCAAAGGAGATGGCAGGGATGTACATCATTCCAATCGCCGTCCTACTGACAATCGAGTGGCAAATTTGAAAGCTATGGCTAAATCACGAAACAGGGCCATTAAATAGAGGATAGACATGCCGGGAAGAGATGAAATTAAAGAGGGGATAATCACAACCCCAGTTGCCGCAGATGAATTCGCGTCTAATGATCCCAAAGTGGATAATTTTGCACAGCCAACGCGCTATAACACACCCCCTCATCACCCTAGTGATATAGACCCTCTTGCTGGATGGACACCGGGATTTGAATCTGAAGGTTACAACCAAAGAACGCCGCAGGTTGAAGTGATTGAAGAGCCGGTAGCAATGCCAGTGGACGTTACTACAACCCCAGTTAATATGCCCCCTTTTGATCCACCTATGCCGGAATATAGACCGGGTGGAATGGGTGGAATAAATGTAAGCCCTAAAGGGCGCGATGTTGGATATCACCCCCAAAAAGACCCTGTAAAGGATAATAAAACGGGTAACCATGACCAACTTACACAGGATACTGTAAAGATGTTACGGGCGGCAAGTGCGATGGAAGACAATACCATGACCGCTATGGATAAGATTGAGCAAATGCGTAAGGATACTGTCGCCAAAGCGGATAAATCGACAGGACGAGGTGTGTAAATGTATTCAGCGGATTTTTTCAAACGATATAGAGTACTTCAGCAACAGCATGTGCAGAAGCAGATTCAATCAGGTGCGATAACGGTTGATAACACTGGTGCGCCTCTTCCAGAGGGAGTTAAAAGATCGGTTGGAACTAGAATACCGCATTGGGCCAGAACACAAGCTACGGATGTGCAGAGGATTGTTTATGATATTTTGACGGGTAAAGCCTTTCCGAATCCGAATGAAGCTAGAAAGGCAGGTGTAGTTAATTTTTCATACCAAGTTCCATCAGGTATGAACGTGGACTGGTCGTATTGGGATAAATACAAAACGCCAGCACCGGCAACACCAGCGGCAGTACCAATAACAGTTGCGGATCAAACTATTCCATTTAATCCGCCAGCACCGGAACCTTATCCGTTGCCAGCACCGCAACCACAACCGGATAGCGGGGGAGGAGATGAACCACCTCCACCGCCGCCTCCACCTCCACCGCCGCCTCCACCGCCGCCGCCTCCGCCGCCACCTCCACCGCCGCCGCCTCCGCCGCCTCCACCGCCTCCTCCTCCGCCTCCTCCCCCACCGCCACCGCCGCCAGAACCGGACGACGATAGCAAGAGTAGGGACACTAACTCTCGTTGGAGTAGGAATGTTGGCGGTTCAGGATTCCAGCATTGGGATGTAGGTGGCCCAGACCCAGAGCCAGAGCCAGAGCCAGAGCCAGACCCGTGGGGACATGAAGACAGACGAGGTGGTTGGCGTAGATGATCTATAGCGGTGAGATCGGCCTCACTGTTCTTGATAATTTTATAGCGGAGCCTGAACGGCTGGATGTACTGGAACAGTTTGATGATATGGAGTCATCGACTGTTTGTACTGAAGATGGAGCAGGTGAACTTCATAAATCAAGAACGGGTAATCGTAAATTCATACCATACGATATAACCCCGATGTGTGAAATGATGTGTGAGCGAATATCTCTTTTAGTAGGTATTCCTATGTCTCACGCAGAGAAAATACAGCTTCTCCATTATGAGCATGGAGAAAAGTATCTTCCGCACTTTGATGCGTTTGATCAGAACTCTCCTCAGTGGGAACACTATGGGATAGGTGGTCAGCGCATTATTACTGCTATGGGTTACTTAACAGATGTTCGTGTTGGTGGGGAAACAAGTTTTCCAACTTTAGGTATAGATGTTCGTCCTAGAAAAAGAAGGCTTCTTGTTTTTAATGATGTTACGGATGATGTAACAAAAGCACATCCTGATTCACTTCATGGTGGTATGCCAGTTGGTGAAGGAACAAAAAAATGTTTCACTATTTGGTTTAGAGAACAGCCTATAAATAATGCAGTGTGATGAATTTATTGAACGCGCTAAAGAATATCTTCCAACAGCAACACTTGAACAATCAGGATTATTCTATAAGAACTTACTAGAGAAGAATTACGATAAGGAATTACTGAGAGAACTAGCAAAAATAGATCGCTGGTTCCTTTTGGTAATTCTTCTCAATAGAAAGGATGCAGTTCATCCTTGGTTGTATGACAGATGTAGAGAAGTAGAACAGAACGCTGAAAGTTATCTTGATTTGTGGGCTAGAGGCCATTACAAATCAACTCTGATAACTTATGCAGGTTCTATTCAAGAGATACTTAAAAATCCAAACATAACGATAGGAATATTTTCTCACACAAGACCTATCGCTAAAGGATTTCTTAAACAGATAAAGCGTGAGTTCGAAGTCAACGATTTTTTAAGAGACTTATTCCCTGATATCTGTTACCAAAACCCTCGTCAAGATTCCCCACAGTGGGGAGAAGACGCGGGAATAATCGTAAAGAGACGATCAAATCCTAAAGAGGCCACAGTTGAGGCATGGGGATTAGTAGATGGTCAACCCATTTCACGTCACTACGATTTACGAATATATGATGACGTTGTAACCAGAGATTCTGTAAACACTCCAGACCAGATTTCTAAAACAACTGAGGCATTAGACCTTAGTCAAAACTTAGGAGGTGGTCAGAATAGGGAATGGTATATCGGTACTCGATACCACTATGCCGATACCTACAGAGAACTGATAGAAAGGGGAACAAAAACAAGGGTTTACCCCGCTACAGACTCTGGTACACCAGATGGAAAACCCGTTCTTCTTGTTGAAGAAGAGTGGGCAAAGAAAAAATCCTCAATGGGCCAGTATGTACTTGCCTGTCAAATGTTACAGAACCCAATAGCAGGTTCTGAACAAGTATTCGATCCAGAGTGGATTAGAAGAGTAGAGATAAGACCTAGAGTCTTAAACTTATATATTCTTTGTGATCCAGCCCACTCAAAAAAAGCAACTTCTGATCGTACTGCTATTGCAGTCATTGGAGTTGATTCGGCGTTTAACAAATACTTGTTGGATGGAATGTGCCATCGCATGAACCTTAAAGAAAGGTGGCTTTCATTAAACAAGTTGCGTCGGAAGTGGTTGCGGCAAACTGGAATACAGTCTGTCAAGGTTGGATATGAAAGATACGGGAAGGATTCTGATATCGAGCATTTCAAAGAAATGATGAAGATAAAGAATGATTACTTCCCTATTGAGGAACTAGCATGGCCAAGAGAAGGGCCGGGTTCTAAACGGGATCGCGTACAACGACTACAGCCCGACTTTGAGAACTGGCGTTTCTTCTTGGCCCCTTCTTCAGACAACGTGACATCAAGGCAGAAAAAAGCCCTTGAGTATGGGGATGCATCACTTATTGTAAGACCCATAAAAAATAAAGATGAGAACGGAAGGTTATACGATCTTACGCAAAAAATGATCGATAATGAATACAACCTGTTCCCTGCTGTTCACGTTGATATGTTGGATGCGATGTCTCGCATATACGATATACAGGCTTCTCCTCCAAGAAATTATTTTGCAGATGATCTTGAGCCAGAAGCTGTTCCAGCTTATTAGGAGCAACAATTGGATTCATTACCAGAAAATTCAGAAATGACGGCAGTTGTGTTTCTTGCTAACTTTATTGATGCGCCACATGATGAAATCATAGAGTTAGATATTACAAAAGCATTAAGCCAACTATTGTCTCGTGTTGTTATAGACACGGTTGAAATAATGAACCATCAACCTCTCCCAAGGACACTGCACTAATGGTTACAAAAGTAAAAACACGCGAATACAACTTTAGAGATTTAGTTGATAAAACAGTTGGAAAGGAACAACCAATCCCTGTTTACACCTTTGCGAAGGGTGGTGTCAGGGGTAGAACATTTTACGAAAATCCCAACCGGCCTTATGGGCCTAAGAGGTAACAACGATGGATAAATTTAAGAAACTTGTTGATGAGGTGAGAAGTAAGCCTTGGATATGGGGAGTAATTGTCATAATAATTGCACTTGGTATATTCAGTTGAAATGAAAGTTCTTATAGATGAACATAAACGGGGTATGATGAATGAAGCTACGATAACTTCATTAGTTAAGAACGTAGCAGACACTCTATACAAGCATTACCCCGGACACTTATGGGCTGTTGGCCCTAGCAATGATTACTCAATGCTGGCGATATGGAATGAGGCTTTATCCAATAAGTATGGAATGTGGATAAGGGTAAATGATATTGATCCAGAATATAAAAACATCATGCGATGGGCTGGGGAGTTGCTTGAGCGGGCTAAAGTTACCAGAGGAGCCGCTAATGAAGAGGAACTGGCATCCCTTGAAAGAGATCACTTAGGTGAAGTAAGATTCTATGGATAACGACGTTCCGATTAACAAGGATTCATTAAAGTCTCCTTGGCTCAGATTAGCAGAAGAGGCTTATACTTCTTCTACTACATATTTGGATTCCAACTACAGACAGCAATGGGAAAGAAATTTGTCTTTATTTCAATCCCAGCATCCGTCTGGCTCCAAATATCATACTGCTCCGTACACTCATAGGTCACGTTTATTCCGTCCTAAAACGAGGTCAGCTATACGAACGAATGAAGCCGCAGTAGCGGCTGCATTCTTTGCTACCGAAGATGTTGTTTCTGTATACCCTCAGAATGATTCCGATCCAGAGCAAAGAGCATCGGCAATAATTCTTAAACATCTTCTTCAGTACAGATTAACAAAAACGATTCCTTGGTTTCAAACTCTGGTTGCGGCTTATCAGGAATCTTTGGTATTCGGTTCTGTTATTTCCCATCAGTCTTGGGACTATAAAGAGAAGAAAACAAAAACATCAGTTCCTGTTCTCGATATGGAGGGGAACCCTGTATTTGATGAGGATGGGAATGAAGCAGAAGAGTCTGAAGATTCTGTAGAAGTAATAAAGGATGAGCCATCTATACGCTTGGTTGCTTCAGAGAATTTTAGAATAGACCCAGCCGCTGACTGGAATGATCCAGTTAATAGTTCTCCGTTTGTAATCGAAATTATTCCGATGTATCTCCAAGATGTTGTAGAGAAGATGTCGGTTATTGATCCAAAAACAGATGAGCCGAAGTGGAAACGCTTAACAACCGGCGAACTGATGCAGACAACCAAAAGGGCTGAGTTTGATTCAACTCGTCAAACTAGACAGGGGAATCGACAAGACCCGATATCAGATAGAACTGAAGAGATATCTGACTATACAACTGTATTTATACATAAGAATATTATAAGAAAGGAAGGAAAGGATTGGTTGTTTTATACGGCTGGCACCAAACATATGCTAACCGATCCAAAGCCACTACAAGATGTATACCCGCATTTGAAGGTTGGGGAACGACCCTATTGTATGGGTGGTGCTGTTATAGAAGCGCACAAAACATATCCTTCCTCTCTTGTTGAATTGTCGCAAGACCTTCAGACAGCGGCTAACGATATTACAAACCAGAGAACGGATAACGTTCAACTGGTTCTTAACAAGCGTTACCACATACGCCGAAGTGCCAATATTGATATACACGCCTTAAAGAGGAGTGTTCCGGGTGGTTCAGTAATGATGGATGATCCAATGTCGGATGTCCAAATCGTGAATACACCGGATGTAACCGCCAGTAGTTATGAGGAACAAGATCGGTTGAATGTTGATTTTGATGACATTGCTGGAAATTTTTCTCAAGGAACAGTCCAATCAAGCAGAACGATGAACGAAACAGTTGGCGGTATGGAAATGCTTTCATCCAATGCCAACTCAATTATTGAATACATGATCAGGACGTTTGCTGAAACATGGATAGAACCTGTTTTAATGCAGGTAATTCGTTTAGAGCAGTACTACGAAACTGATGAAGTAGTTTTGACAGTAGCGGCTAACAGAGCAGAACAAGGTGGTGACGTTGCTCCGGGTTTCTATCAGAGATACATGGACAGTGAAGAAGATTATTTACTCCGACATGAAATGACCATAGGGGTCAATGTAGGAATGGGTGCAACTGACCCAGTTAGAAAGATCGAAAGATTGCTATTGGGCATACGAACAATGGGTGAGATCAACCCAGAACTTATTGGTCTTTTGAATCAACCTGAAATTACTAAAGAGGTTTTTGGTGCGCTTGGATACAAGGATTCAAAACGATTCATCACTGAACAACAACAGCCCGGTCAAATGGAACAAGTTATGGGGCAGTTGGAAGAACTCTCTGCTGTTGTGCAACAGCTTATGGATCAGGGTGCGGCTAAACAACTTGATGTTAGAGGTAGGATTGTTACAGCGCAGAT